CCAATGCCAGAAGCCGAGGAAGTCCCAGCGGACGACCCAGGTCTAGCATTGCTGGCACTCAAGAAAAAGAAACTCGAACTACTACAGAAGGTTCTCTAATGGCTACGTTTGAACAAATCAAAGCGACAATCCTTGATGTAGCAGGAAACCCTACTAGCGGCCCTATAGCGGACATGGCCGATAGCTGGGCTGCTGCAATTGTCTCAATTGACTCACCTACCCCTTACAAGCTGGAAGCCAAAGACGGCGACGGCGACGGGTTGGTTCAGGACGGCACGCCATTCGAGCGGCCTGCGAAAAAAGAAACGCGAGTAACCAAGCCAGCTGAAACACGCTAAGCCCCCTTGTAGCGTTGCTGCCAAGCTGCGTTTCTTCCCTCCGGTTTATTCTTGGGCCGGAGGGTTTCTTTTGTCTAGTGCCCCTAGATAAATTTTGTCTAGTACCCCTTGATGTAGAATAGTGATAACGGAAGTGAGTTAGCTCTGCCGTGTTTGTTGAGCGTTAGCGCCACATTACGAATAACTAACTAATAGGAGAAAACATTGTCTGAGTTCATCAAGACCCAGCAGGAACTCCGCGCAAACCTGTACGAGCAGATGAAGGACGTTATTGAGTCGGCTGAGGCCGAGTCACGTTCTCTCGACTCCGCAGAGCTTGAGAAGATTAGCCGCATCGAAGCCGACATGGATCGTGCTGCTGAGGCTATCTCCGTTGCTCAGCGTGCAGAGGAGCGCAAGCTTGAGGTAGCTGAGGCTGCTAAGGGCTTTGTTCCAGCAGAAGAAAAGCGTGATGACGCAGCTATTTTCCGTGCTATGGCATCGGGAGAGGTTCGTTCACACACCTTCAACCACGAAAAGCGCGCGCTGGTTCCAGCAACCGCTACCGTCCCAGTAGGATTCCTAGACCAGGTTTACGGACTTGCTCGTCTAGTCGGCCCAATGCTGGACGTATCCGACGTGATTACCCGCACCAGCGGCGAGTCGCTTCGCATCCCTACTTACACTGCTTACTCGACTGCAACCCAGTACGCAGCAGGTTCCGCAATCGCAGAGTCCAACCCAACCTTCGACAGCGTTCTACTTGCGCCTAAGAAGATTGGTTTCACGGTTCAGATTGCAAACGAGCTTCTCAGCGACGCAGGATTCGACATCGAGTCCGTCATCGCAGAGCAGGCTGGTAACGCAATCGGTTTCAAGATCAACGACCTTGCAACCGTAGGAACCGGCTCGACCGAGGTTGAGGGAATCGTCGCAGCAGCAGGTTCCGGTGTTACCGGTGGCACAACCACCTTCACCGCTGACCAGCTCATCGACCTTCAGTTCTCACTCGACGGAGCAGCTCGTCGTCTACCAGGCGTTGGCTACATGGGCAACACCTCAACCGTAGGCGTTATGAGGAAGCTAAAGGACGACAACAACCAGTACCTCTACACGGTAAACGTGGGAGCGCCTGACAACTTTGCCGGATTCCCAATCTTTGAGAACCCAGCAATGGCAGACGTAGGCACTGGTGCAAAGTCCGTTCTATTCGGTCACTTCCCAAGCTACAAGATCGTAACCACCGGTCTTGAGGTTGCAACTTCGTCCGACGCGTACTTCGCAAACGACGTAACTGCATACCGCTTCACCTACCGTTTCGATGGCAAGCTAACACACGCAAGCCACGTCAAGTACCTGGTACACGCTTAGTCGTTACCACAAAAGTTCCGGCCCGGTCACGTTGTAGGTTGCGTGATCGGGTCGGTCTTTTTATACCATTGAGTAATAAACATGTTATTTTTTGAGCTATTACAAGTTCGGCAACAGCCAACTAAGTTACCTATTGAATGACGTCCGCCTTTTGAAAGCGGTATTACATGATCTATTTCGCCGCCAACATTGCCGCAATAAAAACAAGGGCCAGCTTTTAGCTTCTTAATTTCGGTTGCAGTTATTTTGTAAATACCATTATTTTTTTTGGCGGCTCGACGCAAGGTCATAGACAAAGCGCGCTTATCTTTATTAGCAGCATTCCAGCGCCTAGCATGAAGTCGGTTAGCTTCTTTTTGCTTTTCTTCAAGTAATGCGTATGGCGTTTTTTTCTTAGAGTATTCACGACGCATAATGCGAGCACACTCTCGGCAGTAAGACGAATGCCCATCTTTTCTAGCAGTCTTTTTATTGAAATCTGCTAAAGATTTTGTCGTTGCGCATTTGCAACAAGTCTTATACTTATTCACGTCGGATTTTATTTCCTTTCAATCTGACCATGCTCCCGAATGTTTGCGCATTGCGGGAGCAAACTAATTCTACTTTGTTATGCTTACAAACATGGCAACCTACAAATTCAAAGGCGCAGTTTCTATCGCGTCAAACTCAATCGGCTCATCTACCGGCTATGGCGTGCAAGGCAAGTACCTAGCGGAGAAACTTCTCAAGCATGGCGTAAAGGTCGCGAACCTATCTAACTACGGCCTCGAAGGTCGAGTAGACACGATCCGCACAAAGCATGGCGACGTAAAGCATTACCCTCGTGGGCAAGTCCTTTACAGCGAAGATGTTATGCAGCTTTGGCACAAAGACTTCACTAGGTCGTTTCCCGAACTCAAGTCGTATCTATTCACGCTCTACGACGTATGGGTCTACAACAACCTGAAGTTCGATGGCCAAATCATTAGCTGGGTTCCGCTCGATCACATCACGCTGCCACCGCTAGTCGCTAAGTTCCTATTGCGCGACCAGGTAACGCCTATCGCAATGAGTCCTCACGGCAAGCGTCAGCTAGACGAAGCCGGCATCGAATCAACCTACATTCCTCACGCCGTCGATACCAAAGTATTCAAGCCGACCGATACCTACGAAGGGATGCCAACCCGAGAGTATCTACAAGTGCCCGAGGATGCGTTCCTAGTCTCGATGGTGCAAGCCAACAAAGCCAACGGTCAAATCCACCGCAAAGCTCTGGCCGAGCAATTCCTCGGGTTCGGAATGTTCCGCAAGGAATACCCGAACAGCTATCTTTACCTACACATGGAGCCAAACAAAGCGTTCGGCGGTTTCGACTTGCCTAAGTTGCTCAAGGCTTGCGGACTCGATCAGAGCTGCGTTTTGATGGCAGATAGCGACATTCTGAGAACGGGATACCCGCAGGAGTTCCTCAGTGCCGTCTACACGGCCTCTGACGTGCTTCTAGGGTGTTCCTATGGTGAAGGCTTTGGCGTGCCCGTAGTGGAGGCTCAGGCGTGCGGAACTCGCGTCATCACCTCGGGATTCGCTGCTACTCAAGACCTAGCAGGGCCAGACTCGTGGATTGTAGGCGGACAACCATTCTGGGACGAGGCGCAGCAAGCGTTCTTCTCAATCCCGTTCGTGCAGTCAATGGTCGAGGCACTAAAGGAAGCACATGACGCACCGAAGGGCGCATCGCAGGAAGCCATAACATTCGCTAAGCAGTTTGACGTGGACTTTGTTTGGGATAACTATTGGAAGCCTTTTTGGGAAAGCAAGTTCTCATGAAGCTGATAGTTCCGGTGCTCAATCGCTACGACTTGCTCAATCGAATGATAGCCAGCATCGACCATCCAATCGAGACGCTATTGGTCATAGACAACGGAGCGGGTTTACGCACTAAGGATGAGCTAGGCCCTGAGTGCTCTAATGAGTTGGTAGCTGATTTCCAAGTCTTAGAGATGCCAAATAATTTAGGCATCGCTAGTAGCTGGAACCTCGGAGTGAAGGCTTTGCCGTTTGAACCAGTTTTCTATTTCACCTCTAACGATTGCGTGTTTGAGCCTGGCACTTTGGCCAAGCTTGAGTCCGAATCCGATCCGTGCGAAGTTACAATCTCAAGACTCTGGCCCTATTGGCAATTGTTTAGTGTTGGCGAAACAGTGTTTGAGAATTGCGGATTGTTTGACGAGGCTATCTTCCCGATGAACTTTGAGGATGACGAGTTCCAATGGCGAGTAACCGAGATGGGCTACACAATCAAAGACGCAGACCTGCCAATGCAACATGATGGACAAATGACTTTCAAAAGCAATAGTCACTACGCTGCTCGCAATCACGAAACATACCAAGCGAACGAAAGATACTTCACAAAGAAAATGTACGAGCGCCGTTTGAATGCTGGAGAATGGTCGCTAAAGATACGAAGGACTAATCACTGGTGAAAGTATTTATTTCAGGCATCGCAGGATTCTTAGGCTCGCACTTGGCAGACAAGTTCCAAGCTGAGGGCCATCAGGTTCTAGGCGTAGATTCTCTAATCGGAGGGTACGTCGATAATGTCCCAGACGGTATTCGGTTCTACAATCGCGACCTAAACGAAAATCGACTAGACGACTTACTCGATGGAGTGGACTTAGTAATTCACACCGCTTGCACCGCTTACGAAGGCTTGAGTGTTTTCTCACCGGCACTAATCGTCAAGAACACAACCCAGGCAACCGTAGAGCTATTGTCGGCTTCCGTCCAAGCTGGCGTGCAGAAGTTTGTCTATTTATCCTCGATGGCTAGGTATGGCGAAATTGAAACGCCTTACACCGAGGACATGGAACCAAAGCCGCAAGACCCTTACGGCATTGCCAAACTAGCTAGCGAGCAGTTAGTGAAAAACGTTTGCGAGACGCACGGCATGGACTGGGTAATACTAGTTCCACATAACATAATCGGCCCGCGCCAAAAGTACGACGATCCCTTCCGTAACGTAGCGTCAATTATGACCAACCGTTTACTACAGGATCAGCCACCGATTATTTATGGTGACGGCACTCAGCAAAGATGCTTTAGCTTTATCGACGACGTAGTAGAGCCGCTCTATGTTGCGTGCTCTAGTCCAGAGGCCATTGGTGAAGTAATAAACATCGGGCCGGACGAGGAAGCAATAACAATAAACGAACTGGCCGAACACCTACAAAGAATTATCGGCACGGACTTTCCTCCAATTTATACAGGCGGCAGACCGCAGGAAGTCAAGATAGCACTCTGCTCAAGCGACAAAGCCAGGCGATTGCTTGGCTACAAGACCTCAACAAATTTAGAGGATGGCTTGACGAGATTGGTCGAGTGGATTGAACATCGAGGCCCTAAAGAGTTCGAGTATCACTTGCCTATTGAAATACGCAGCGACAAGCTCCCAAGCACTTGGTCGCAAAGGTTGTTCTAGCGGTAGACTAGAAACATGGCCATTACTAACGGATACTGCACGCTTAGTGACATCAAGGCTGCACTACGTATTACCGACTCCGTAGACGACGCACTACTAGAGCTAAGCGTAGAGGCTGCAAGCCGACAGATCGACGGCGCGACTGACAGAATTTTCTACAACGCCGGAAGCGCGACTCGCGTATTCCTGCCTACCGACCCTTACAGTTGCGAGATTGACGACCTCGCCACACTGACAACCCTCAAGACTTCCTCGGCTGCCGACGGCAACTTTGACGTAACTTGGGAGACAACTGATTATGAGTTGCATCCCTTGAACGGAAAAGTCGGCGGAGCTTACTCGCCTTTCACCGACATCAAAGCCATCGGTGATTACCTATTCCCAATCTGGACAACCTCGACGACTAACAGCAACGAAGCTACAGTCCAGGTGACCGGAACTTGGGGATGGACGAGCGTGCCGGTTGCAATCAAGCAAGCGACAATCCTTCTAGCCATGAGGCAGTTCAAGCGTTACGACTCGCCGCTCGGCGTGGCAGGGTTCGGCGACCTCGGAGCAATCCGAGTCGGCAAGCTCGATCCAGACGTAGACGCTTTGGTCATGCCTTACAAAAAGGTCAGCGCAGCCTAATGCCAACCATCACTCAGATTCGCGACGGCATCGCTACTAACCTGCAAACTATTAGCGGGCTAAGAACGTCGGCTGAGGTTCCAGACAGTCCTAACCCTCCGCAGGCCGTAGTGCAGATGGGAAACGTCTCATACGACACGGCATTTCAAGGCGGACTTACAACCTACTCATTCATAGTTTCAGTCATCGTTGCAAGGGTGACTGAGGGCCGAGCGCAGGAGAGGCTAGATGCCTATGCCAGCACCTCGGGAGCATCATCCGTAAAGGAAGCAATTGAATCCGACCGAACCCTCGGCGGAGTCGTTGCAGACGTGCGCGTAGTCGAAATGACAAACGTTGGTGCGGTATTATTGGGTGAGGCAACTTACATAGCCGCAGACTTTGCGGTTACAGTTTACGCAGAATAAAGGAGAAACTCGTGGCCAAGTTCGTAGCAACTGACTACAGCATCACGATCAACGGGTCAGACTTCAGCTCAAGTTTGGCCGCAGTTACCCTCGACATTACAGCCGAGGAACAGGACACAACCGCATTCGGTTCTGGCTTCAGAACTCGCATCGGTGGCCTAAAGGACGGTTCGGTTACTTTGGACTTCCACCAGGACTTCGGTGCTGCTTCGGTAGACGCAACCCTATTCCCATTACTGGGAACTCAGGCAACCGTCGTAGTCAAGCCAACCAGCGCAGCAGTCGGAGCAACCAACCCTACCTACACCGCAAACTGCCTAGTAACCCAGTACCAGCCATTTGCCAGCAACGTAGGCGACCTAGCTACCCTGAGTGTTACCTGGCCAACCAGCGGATCGGTAACTCGCGCAACAGCATAAGGAAACTAAATGCAAACCAACCTACACATCACTTACGCTGACGGCACTAAGGCGGAGGTAGTAACCTCACCGGCCGACATCGTTGCATTTGAGGCTAAGTTTGAGATAGGTGTAAGTCGTCTGAATCAAGACCCTAAGATGACTTACATCTATTTCCTAGCTTGGCACGCAGCCAAAAGGACTAAGGTCACAAGCCTAGACTTTGAGGCTTGGGTGGAAACCATAGAGGAAGTCAGTTCCGACCCAAAAGCTTCGTAGGGCTGGGCGAAGATTCCTACCATTGGCGAATCGCATGGATCGCCGTAGAAACGGGAATCAGCCCGCTCGACCTAATGCAGCTTGACTCCAGAATGTTTTGGACTCTAAGTAGATACCTAGAGTTCAAGGCTCAGCGCCAACACCGTAAGCGGTAAACTTATAGGCGAGGAGCGTGCGGATGATAACCCCAACAGTAAACGCGGAGAAAATCCGCGATGCAGTCAAAGAACTTCGCAACGTAGACCCTAACCTCGTCAAAGAACTGCGTAAAGAACTACGCTCAAAAATCTCACCGCTTGCTAGGCAGGTTGCAGACAACGTGCCAACTGATCCTCCGCTATCAGGATTCGGCAACACTGGCTCGACTGGCTGGTCAGACGTAGTGCCAAAGATTTCCTTTACGCCAGGTCGCTCACGCAAGACCGGTAATCACCTAGTGTCGATTCGTATTCAGCCACGTGCAGCCAAGCGCGGTCTATACATCGCGGAGCTAGGTGGCTCAAGAACTCGCGGAGTGAGCAACCGAGGCCGAGCCATGATTCGCAACCTCAACTCGCGCTACCCGATGAAGGGACGCGGAGGACGCTTTGCCTACACTAAGTTCCGTCTGCTACGACCCGATGCCGTGAACCTAGCCAAAGATGCGCTGAATCGTTACGTGACGCAAGTAAATAGAAAGCTGAAGTTCTAATGGCTATCAATCTCCCCATAGTCTCTAAGTTCTCGGACGCTGGAGTAAAGGCTGCGGAGTCGAGCCTAAAGAAGTTCTCGCAGTTCGCTAAGCAATCAGCCGTCGCTGCTACCGCTGCCATCGCAGGAATCGCAACTGTTTCGATCCGTGAGTTTGGAAACTTTGACTCTGCACTACAGCAATCCGTTTCGATTATGGGTGACGTGTCAGATGCCCTCAGAAACGACATGGCAGAGGCAGCTAGGGAAGTTGCCAAGACAACTACGTTCTCCGCTGAGCAGGCCGCTGAGAGCTTCTACTTCCTAGCGAGCGCCGGTTTAGATGCAACCGCTTCGATTACCGCTATGCCAAAGGTTGCTCAGTTTGCTCAAGCGGGTATGTTCGACATGGCTCGCGCTACCGACTTGCTCACGGACGCGCAGTCTGCCCTCGGCCTAACTATCCGCGACGATGCGATTGCAAACATGGAAGAGATGGTTCGCGTCTCTGACGTGCTGGTTCGCGCTAACACTTTGGCCAACGCTTCGGTAGAGCAGTTCTCAGTAGCCTTGACAACCAAGTCCGGTGCTGCCCTCCGTGCTTTGAATAAGGACATGGAGGAAGGTGTTGCGGTTCTGGCAGCCTTCGCTGATCAAGGTATCAAGGGCGAGATAGCCGGAACTCAGTTGTCAATTGTTCTTCGTGACTTGACAACAAAGGCAATCAAGAATAAAGCGGAGTTCGAGGCTATGGGCTTGCAGGTGTTCGACACCGAAGGCAACATGAGAAACCTCGGTGACATCATCGCCAATCTGGAGGACGTGCTCGTTGGCATGAGCGACGAAACGCAAAAGGCTACGCTTCTACAGGCTGGGTTCTCTGACAAGTCGCTAGCTTCGATTCAGGCTTTGCTGGGAACTTCAGATGCAATCAAGCGTTACGAGACAGAGCTACGCGCTGCAAGCGGAACAACTGAGGAAATTGCCGACAAGCAACTTGAGTCATTCAACGCTCAGATGGACTTGCTCAAGTCACGCCTACTAGACGTTGCCATCGAAATCGGCGGACAACTTGCTCCGCGATTGCTTGACTTGCTAGATCGCATGAGTCCTATCATCGACCAAGCTGCACCGGTCATGTTGGACCTGTTCGACAGAATCCAAGCGGTGCTGACCAAAGTCTATGAGGAAGTTAGCCCGCTGATCGAGGCAGCGCTGCCTTCGTTCCTGCAACTATTCGAGGACTTGCGCAAACCAGTCGGTCAGGTACTTGAGTTTCTACGCATTCTCGGTGAGACAGTGCTCAACACTGTAATCAAGCTTGTCACAAATGAAAACTTCCTTGCAGCCTTGAGTTCTATTGGTAAGTCCTTCGGCACAATTGCTGAACAAATTGGCATCGTTCTTAAGTCGCCTATTGTTCAGTTCCTGCTTGACCTCACAAGCGGAATCATCATCACTGGACTAAACGTCTTGGCCGCTGCACTTGAAGTAGTCGCCAATGTGTTCCAGCGAGTCATAGACGTAATCAACGCATTCAACCGCACTAGCGTCGCACCTAAGACTCTGCCAGGTGGAGGCATGAGTTCAGTCTCAGGATTCCAAATCAACCGAGGCACTCAAAGCTACGTGCCAGGTATGGCAGATGGTGGCATCGTCCTACCAACGCCAGGCGGAACATTAGCAATCATCGGTGAGGCTGGTCAGAGCGAAGCAGTCATTCCGCTAGATCGACTCGATTCAATGATGGGACGCGGAGGTGGAAACATCTCTATAACCGTAAACGCCGGAATGGGTACAGACGGGCAGGATGTCGGGCGAAAGATTGTAGACGAGATTATTAGGTTCGAGCGTTCGTCCGGTCGAGTATTTGCGAGGGCATAGTGACTACTAACGTTGTAGAAATCGGCTTCGACGTATCAGGTTCGCCAGACGCGCCGTTCGTTACCCTAAACGACCCGGTAAAGGGAATCCTAGGTTCTACTGAATACGTCCTAGGTGGGACGCTTTATTACGACGTCACGGACAAGGTTCTCAACTACGGCATAAGCCGAGGCAAGTCGCGCCAGCTAGACCGCTATCGCGCTGGAACCCTAGCGGTAAACCTAGACAACACCGACCGCACCTTCGACCCGCTCTACTCAGGGTCACCATACGCCGGTCAAATTATTCCGCGTCGTCCGGTGCGCATAACTTCCAACGACATAACACAGGTGATCGGCTCTATCGACGACTGGGACTTAGCGTATGAAACTAAGGGTCGTTCTATTGCAACCGCAAAGGCTTCCGACCGACTCACGCAATTAGCTAATCAGACACTCACCGGCGGGACTCAGGTGGAGCAAGTATCCGGCGCTCGCATTGAGGCGATACTTGACGACCCGGAAGTGAACTGGCCAGTAGGTAGTCGCAACCTAGACGTCGGTCGCACAACGCTTCAGGCTGACACTATCGCCGTCGGTACGAACGCGTTGCAATACATTCAACGCATAACCGAGATTGAACCCGGCGCGTTCTTCGTTGCGAAGAATGGTGACGCACGATTCCGCGATCGTTACTCCAGCGCGTCTAATGGTGTGATAAGTTTTAGCGACTCCGGTGTTGGTATCCCTTACACGAACCTAAGGGTTATCTACGGAACGGAGCTTTTGTCTAATGAGGTAGTAGTCGAACGACTTGCAGGTGGAACCGCCGTAGCAAGCGACGCTAATAGTCAAGAGCAATACGGAATCTTTAACTTGACAATTCAAGACGCACTAATGAACGAGGACACCACGGCAGGATTCCTAGCCGACTACCTAGCGTCTAAATACTCCAATCCGGAATACCGCTTTGAAGCGCTAGACGTAGATCTAACAACTATCACAAACGAGCAGCAAGACAGCGTCCTAGGACTAGAGCTTGGGGATGTAGTGCAGGTAACGTTTACTCCGTCTAATGTAGGCGACCCGATTGTTAGGTACGTAGAGGTTATTCGTATTTCGCAACGCGTCACACCGACTAGCCACGTTATAGGGTTCGGCTTCGGTGGCCTAGAGGTGAACTTCTTTAGATTGTCGGATTCTATCTTTGGTAGACTTAGCCAGGGCAACTCGCTCGCTTATTAGGAGAACACTATGACCGGTTGGAAAGATTGGACGGTTGGCGAGGTAGTAACCGAACCCGACTTCCAAAGCTTTATCCAGAACCAGGTCGTGCAGGTTTATGCCGATTCAACTGCGCGAGGAACCGCACTAGGCACGGCAGTTTCCGAAGGAATGATTAGCTACCTAGAGGACACAAACGCCGTTGAGTATTACAGCGGGTCGGCTTGGGTAGGCGTATCGAATCCCGGCGACATTACCGCAGTCACCGCAGGGACCGGACTAACTGGTGGCGGTTCTACTGGCGACGTAACGCTAGACATAGACTATGCGGCTGTTGGCTCCGCTGTGACAATCAACGCTACTCAGATTGATCACACTCTCACAAGCTCTACGGCGACTGCATATACTGTGGCAACAGCAGACGCCAACACCGTTCTAAGATTCACAAATGCGAGCGCCGTTGTGACCCTCAGCACGGCAACTGCCTTTAGCGCAGGTGAGCGTGTAGATATTGTGGATGATGGTGGCGGGCTAACCGTGACAAATGGAACTGGCACTTACCTAGGCGGTGCCGGGACCGCAGGAACGGTGACATTCTCAGTAGGCGACCAGTTCTCCGCTGTAACAGTGCTGGCCCTAGGATCGGACGCGTACCGGATTATCGGTAACATTACGGTGGTCTAAATGCTGCTACTAGGTGTATTAGCATCCCAAGCACAAATAGCAGTGCCTCTCGATTTGCAATACCTCGTTATCGCTGGTGGCGGCGGAACAACCGAGTTCTCCGGAGGTGGAGGTGCGGGAGGTTATCGTTCTTCGGTATCTGGTGAATCTTCTGGCGGAGGCGCTAGTGCTGAAACGCCACTGTCGCTAACAACTGGAACAAACTACACCGTCACTATTGGTGCTGGTGGAGCGGGAGCCGCGACAGGATCAGCTGGCACAGAACCAAATAACGGTTCGGATTCAGTCTTCGCAACTGTAACTTCTACTGGCGGTGGCGGTGGTGGTTCTAGTTCATGGAACAGCACAGGAAAAACTGGTGGTTCTGGTGGTGGTGGTCCGTTCTCTCCTTCTGTTTTTTGTTGTTGTGGTTGTTGTTGTTGTTGTTGTTGTCGTTGTTGTTGTTGTTGTTGTTGTTGTTGTTGTTGTTGTGGTCTCGAGACTTCT